TGATGGCGTTGATCCATTCGGCACCATTGAAAATACCGGCCGGCTGGCGGGCCAGCTTGCGGCCGTGGGCGGTGGACTTGCGGCTCATATGCTCATGCTCCAGCCAGCGGCACCTATACGCTGATACGGCACGGTCACAGCGCGGGAGTCAATCCACGTCGTTGTGGTGTACCGCGTATCAGCCGTGTGGACGATCTCCGCGTTGTACCGGGGCGCGGGTGGGCTGTACGGTTTACGCGTGACCCGCAGGCCCAGCGTGCGCTTTTTGGCAGCAGCCAGCACTTCACGGGCGGGAAACCCAGCACGAAACAACTGCATGGCCGCTTCGGTCGTGAAGTAGCGCACATAACCCGCTGGCGGCTTGACTTTGAACAGCGCACCGGCATTGGCCAGCGCGTTGCAGCGGTTTTGCGTCACGTCGAATGAGGTGTATTTAGGGCGGTCGGCGATGGCAAAGCCGTGGGGCGTTGAGGCGCCGGCCAGGATGGCGGCCAGCAGATGCTCGCCTTTTTGGACGTTGTTCATGTTTTATTGGTAAAAATTGCCGCCTGCGCTTATGGGACGTGCGCTGGCAGCTATTGATTTAGGAGTGGTTAAAACGCATGTTCGTCGGCAATCTGCTGCATGACGAAATCCAGGTACTGATTCGCGGCCTCGCAGCGCGCTTTGATCTTGTCTTCCAGTGCTTTGTCGCGTTGGTACTGCACCAGCGTCACGCGAAGCTCTTGTGCAATGTGGTCAACGTAGTGCAGGGCGGGGTCTTCCCACCCGATTAAGTCGTCGGGCGTGTTGACCATGCAGTAAGCGATTTCTGCCTCATCAACGTCCCAAAGCCACAAATAGGCCCTGAGTTGCCATTCATAACCGGAGTCCTTGCCGTCTTCGGCAATGGCTGGGAATGTATCGAGCGACCAACAAGACTTAATGTCTATTATTTTTGAGCCGGTGAATATGTCACACTCGCCAGTAATGAAGTCATTTGTTTTACGCTCCGTGTTTTTTGCGTAATTGGTGAACATGACGCTGTTGTATAGGTCAATGGATTCATCCTCGACCTGAATCCCCTTATCCATATATTTACTGCTGATCTTTTGTTGGTATTCATAAACAAATTCTTTGGCGATTTGTTTTAAATACGTCTTTGCGCCCACCGACAAAACTTCGCCCTTCCCTTTTGGGTCTGTCATGATTTTCCCAAGTGAGCTGGCTCTGAATTTGAAACTCATACATGCCTCCATATGGTGCGCGCTTTTATTTGAACAACAAGCGAGCGGCTTACGCCGAATGCATCGCTAATCTCTTTTGATGACCTAACATCCAGTCGGATGCTTTTAACCTTCTCGGCATCCAATTTCGCCGCTGGGTGGTCGGCCCCTTTTAGTCCATGGCCCACTCCACGCGCCTGCCTTCCTTTGGATACTTTGTCTTTCGCGTTTTCCGTTCTTGTCCCGAGAAATAGGTGGGCAGGATTCACGCAAACCGGGTTGTCGCATTTATGAAGGACGCACAATCCATCCGGGATTGGTCCAATGTGCATCTCGTAGCTAACGCGGTGCGCTTTTTTTGGCCCACCGCTTGCGCTAATTTGCCCGTAGCCAGTACTCCCGATTGATGCGGTCCACACCCAGCAACTGGGGGTAACTTTAATTTTTGAGTTAAATCGATCTCGCAAACTAGACATGAGCTGACTCCGGAATATCGGTAGCAGCCATATCAGCCAGGGCCGCATCAAGTGCATTGATCTGGTCAACCGATAGAATGAATTTGTCGCTCAGTTCGGACGCCGTGTACGTGCCGGCTTTGATCGCTGCCAATGCTTTGTTGAAACGGTCAGGCGAAATCGGCGGCGTAGCACGCTTGGCGACCACCGGCCGGATGCGCAAACACTCGACGGTATCGCCGGCCAGTCGTGCCGTGCTGGCAAACAGGGTGATGGGCTTGCCGGCCCAGTCTTCAATAAACACGCCGTAGAGCTTGGCGATGGTCTTTGAGTTCGTGGCATTCAAAATGAACGGCTTCACATTTTTCAAGTGTGCAACAGTGCATTCCTCCTTCTTTCCGCCCGTGCCTGTGATGATTTCGCGGACAACGTAATCAATCACGACTGTCACGTCCTCGCCTTCCGGCAACCAGTACGCGCCGATGTACTCGGGATTTGATAACTTTTTCCAGTGCGTTTTACTCATGATCTTCTCGGGTTATTGGGTTAAAAAGCCAGCCACGGCAGCGGCTGACGCGACAGAGACAAGCGCCACGAACAGCCAAAAGGCGGCCGACTCAGCGCCGTCCAGCGGCTGGTCAGGCTCGGTCGGTGGAACCGGCTTGGGCGCGGATTTCAGGCTGCAGCCGGTGGCCATCGGCATGACGCCTTCGCACTCGGCGGCAAAGTTGACCGCCGTAGAGGCTGGGCACCGACGGCCCTGCACGCACTCGACGCCGTGGAACTCGCAGCAGGTGGGGAGTGTTTTCATGTTGCTTCTCCGGTGGCTTTGGCGATGGCTGCGCGTGCAGCTTTGGCGGCATCAAGGTTTTCTTGCAATCCTTCAATGCTGCCCATTAGCGTCTGCAGTGCAGCCAGCAACTCAGGTGCAGCGGCTATCAGGCGGGCGTTAGCTTTCGCCTCTGCAACGCCCAAAGCAACCAATGTGTAAGGGCCTTTTTTCTTGATGTATGCAAGCGCCAGAAGCCCGCCATGTAAGCCGCAGCCGGATACAGCAAAACCAGTGACTCGCTGGAATTCATCAAAGCGCCATGGCCCCGGCGTATGCCCGGCGCTCACAGTCCCGGCCCCGGCAGCCAGCCGAACACAGCCATGACAGCAACCGCCAAGCCACAGCCGGCCAGCACCCAGCCGACCAGCGCATCGGCCGTTTTCGGCTTGGCCAGCAGCGCCGCTTGCAAGCGCAAGGCGTCGGCGGTCATGTCGATCCGCATCCGGGGGATGGTGGCAATCCCAATCGTCACGCCGGCTGGGGTGGTTTGCATGCGGGCGGTGCGCTCGCTCATGCGGCGATTGAATGTGACGGCGTTCATGCGGCCTCCAGACAAGTCAAAGTGCTGATCTGCCGCTCAATCTCAGTGACGCGGGCCGCAAAGTCAGCGCGGACCTTCTGCATTTCCTTTTCCAGCGCCTGCACTTGCTGCGGGCGGGGGTCGAAGTCGTCGGGAAGCTCAACCTCGAACTCATGAGCCTGCACCATGACCCGGCCATAAGCAGACTCGTTGTCCGTGAGGTCATAGCCGAAAAACTCAAATTCTTTTTCGCCGTCCCACCGGGGTTTGCGGTAGTGAATGAAGCCCTTGATAACTGTTTTCATGCTGCTGCTCCTTCTTGTGCGTGTTGAAATTCCAGCCGAACCGCGTTCAGCGTCTGCGCCAGGTGCGCCGTATGGGCCTTGTCGCGCTCGTTGTGCAGGTCGGCGGCGATGGCCTGGGCCTCAGTCATCACCGAAGGCGTCGGCTTGGGTGCCAGCGCTGCGGCCCATCGGGCGCGCTCTTTTGCTGCGGCGTGGGCCGTGGCGACAAGCTGCTGGTAAGCGGAAAAATCAGTCATGGGCTTTCCTTCGGGCGTAAAAAAGCCGCTGGTTAGGCGGCTGTGGGTGGGGTGGCGCTAGTCCGTATAAGCGATGAATTTGAATTTTCCGCCGCCGAATTTCTCGAACCGACCACCGAAAGTTCCGTCGATGGCTTTGCGGACATCCGCGATTGGTGTTCCCTCTGGATACACGCCCTCTTTGACCATGGAGCAGCCAGAGTGAGGGAAATTTCGCCAGTCGATCTTTGTTGCGTCAAGTGGAGCCGGTGCAGGTGGTTTCCATATCGGGCCGGTGTAGACGGGCGGCACCGGGGTTGGGTCTTTAGATTCTTGCCAGTCGCACTCGGGGCAGAAGTGGCGCGGCGAAGTGCATTGGCTGCATGGCGCGCTGAGGTGGCATGAGCAGTTCTCGGCAGGGTGGTAATCAATCACGCCGGCGCAGCCATTTCGGCCGCAGGCGTCTCCTTCGGAATTTCCAGCCATGATGGCCTCCAATAAAAAAACCCACTCAAGGCGGGCTGGTGGGTTGAAAAGCAAAGCGTCCTGGTGGCAAGGCGCTTGGCTTTCGGGACAGTGTTGTTCTTAGCGTCCCTCCTTCATCACAACTTCAGGCGGTGTGGATTGCCTCCATCAGTGCAGGCTTGCTGCGGCGATTGCTCCAGAACTGGTTTTGTTCTGGCATGGCTTTATTATCGACTAACCGATAACTCAAGTCAACGGGAATCCGATAAATAAATGAAAAATATATTTCCAAGGAAAACCCGCATAGGGTATTTCTTGCGCTGAGTTGAGGTTTAGACTGACAAGTCTGATAACAGACTCTTACAACTAGCTATGAACACATTGACACACTATTCCGCCAAGGCCGTGATAGCTGACGCGCATCCCGATGGCTGGATTGAAGTGGTTTTCTCTGGATTGATTGATGCCCGCGCCTTTGCCGCGCTGCAATCGGCGGTGATGCGTCGGCTATGCGGTGCGCAGGCGGTGGTGTTGCGCTATGACCGGGCGGCCATCATGGTCAGCCAGGCGCAGCCTATCGATGTTCCTGCCTACGAGGGGGCGCCCGTCATCGCGGCGGTGGTGACGGCGGCGCATTTAGCGATCGCCACGCAGTACGCCGAAGGTCTGGGCAAGCTGGGCGCTATTGCTGCCGTGTTTTCCGACACGCCGGCGCAGATTGTGCTGGCGCATCAGTGGGCGGCGCGTCACGCGCCTGCATCACGCTCAAGATCGCCTGCGTAGCTTTGCTGTAGGCGCAAGCCCGCTCGATGCGGTCGGTCAGCGTGTCAAACAACAAAGTCAATTCACGCGCCAGGGCTGACGGTTCCTGAGCCGGGGCGTCGGCCTGCGCGGGCGCGGCAAACATATCTGCCGGCGCGTTCAGGGTGCGCGGGCCTTGCCCGGTCGCCAGCCAGAGCGGGCTGACGTTCAACGCGTCGGCCAGCACGGCGGTGTGCTTGCTGCCGATGGCCACCGTTTCCGCCTCGGACAGCGTGGATTGCGCGATGCCGATTTGCGTGCAGAGCTGCTCCTGCGTCAGCTTGGCGCTTTTGCGCGCCTGCACCAGACGGCTGCCAAATTCCGTTCGCGTGATTCGTGCCATGGCCGGCAGTGTGCCGCGCTCGAATATAGGAAAACCGCTAGGTTGTGTAGGAATATCGCTTGCATCTGTATCGGTAAAACGATAAGATGGTTCCATGAATTGGAAATTACTCATATCAGACCTCAAAACCCACGGGATGAGCGAAAACCAAATCGCTTCTGAGGTGGGTTGCGGCCAGGCGTCGATCAACGAGATCGGCGGCGGCAAGACCACCAACCCCCGTTACAACCTGGGCCGCGCGCTGGTCGAGTTGCATGCGCGGGTTTGCGGGCAGCAAAAGCGATCCAAGGCCCTTGCAAGCCGCCTCTCCCACTAAAACCCAAGGATTTTTGAACATGCCTTCATCATGCCGCGCCGATACAGGAAATCAAGATAAGTTAACAGACGGTAACAACGGTATCGCGCCGCTGGTTAACCCGCCCATCACGGTTCGGCAAATGTGCAAGCGCGCGCCGCATGCGTTTCAAGTGAACTGGCCTAACAGCAAGCCGTCGCAAACCCTTGAGCAGTGGGCGGCACTGTGAGAAAGCCCGCCCTCACCGACCTGCAAAAGCGCCGCATCTCACAGGCCCGCCTGCTGGCATCGCTGCCGGTGCCGCAGCACACAAAGCTCGAACACGGCTACCCGGTCAAGCAAAAGCCCGCCAGCGGCATCAACGCATCTGTTTAAGGCAATGCGGCTGTGCCTGTTATCAGCCGCGCACAAAAAAGCCAGCTTCGCGGGCTGGCTGATTTGAACAAAGAAAGTAACTTCGTTATGACTGACCTGATTCTAAACACAACCCGGCTTGCACGCAAGACCGACCCGGCCACGAGCCACGCCGCTGCCGCACGGGTGGGCGAGTTTTCCACCACGCACATCCAAAAGATCCTGCGCTGCCTGTCGTACCACGGCCCGCTGACCGTTGACCAGATTGCAGAGCGCGCCCTGCTGGACCGCCAGGCGGTCAACAAGCGCCTGCCGGAGATGGCGCGCAAGGGCTTTGCGGCACCGACCGGCGCGCTGCGGCCTTCGGACAGTGGGCGCTTGGCTCGCGTGTGGGGGGTTGCGTAATGGATTGCCCAGACTACTTCGAAGCCATCAAGCGCGAAGAAGATGCTTACATCGCAGTCAAGCGCCTCGCTGCTGAGTTGGCGGATGCCGCTTTCCCAATTAAGCACATTGGTGACGGCAATTGCGGCTCAGTCATCCAGTACGTCATGGATGCACTTATCGCTCGTGGCGTTTACAGCGACCCGGCCACATGGCCCAGGGTTGCGCCAAAGAAAAAGATCATCGGTAACGCCCTACGCACAAAGGTTTTTGAGCGCAACGCCTACCGCTGCGTCCATTGCGCCACTCACATCGATTTGTGCGTTGACCACATCAAACCGGAAAGCAAAGGCGGCACGCTGGCCTTTGGCAATCTCCAGACGCTTTGCCGTTCGTGTAACAGCATCAAAGGGGCAAAAGAATGAGTACGCACCACTCCTTTGACATTGAACATGCCCAGCTTTACGGCCTGCGCGAGGCTGTGCTGATTTCAAACCTCCATTATTGGGTGAGCTACAACTACGCCAATGGCACGCACCAGCATGATGGCCGCACATGGACCTACAACAGCGTCAATGCGTTCGAAGCTCTGTTCCCTTACCTCACTTATAAACAGATTCGCACATCGCTGGAGACGCTTATCACGCTTGATGTGTTGGAGCGTGGGAACTACAACAAAAACCCGGCTGACCGTACATCGTGGTTCGCTTTTACTGACTCATTCCTGGCGAACAACCCTCTGCCCGAACGGGCAAATGGGCCAAAGAAGAAGCCTAAACCATCTGCCCCTGAGGGCAAATGGACTGCCCGGGAGGGCACAGCATCTGCCCAAGAGGGCGAATCACTAATAGAACCAGATGTAACCCCATTTGAAACCATTCTTTCGGCAGCGCCTACGGCACTCCCGGCAAAGGTTGAAATTCAAGACATTACTGTCAAACAAAAGAAATCCAGCAAAGCCAAGCCTGACGACGAAGACACCGCCCTGCAAGCGGCCTGCCGGGCAACGTGGTCGGCCTACTCGGATGCCTACTGCGCCCGCTACGGTGTCGAGCCGACGCGCAACGCATCGGTCAGCTCCAAGGTCAAGCAGTTCGTTATCCGCATCGGACAAGATGAATCGCCAGGCGTAGCCCGCTTTTTCGTTGAGCGCGTCAGTGAAGCCTTTGTCGTCCGCGGCTATCACGCCATAGGCACGCTGCTGCAAAACGCCGAGGCTTACCGCACGCAATGGGCTACTGGCCAGGCCATGACCAACACCCGCGCCCAACAGGCCGACAAAACCCAATCCAACTTCGACGCAGCACAAGGCGCTAAAGCCCTGCTGCGCGCCCGCCGGGAGCAACGCGATGCTGAATGAACAAGAGCTTGATTGGCTGGTTGACCAACTGGCTGCAACATCCGAACTGCTGGGCCAGCAATTGAGCATGACCGCCGCGGCGATGCTCGCTGAGGACTTAGCCGACTACACGCGCCCGGTGCTGGCCGCGGCTTTAAAGCGTGTTCGCACGGAATGCACGGGCAAGATGACGCCCAAGGTCATCATTGAGTGCATTGATGCAGCCATGGGCCGGCCAGGCGCAAACGAAGCCTGGGCGGGGGCGCTGATGGCCTTGGACGAGCGCAATACAGTCGTTTGGACTGAGGAAATGGCGCAGGCTTGGGCGGTGTCGCAGCCGCTGGCCGCGGGTGGCGACCTAATCGGCGCTCGCATGGCCTTCAAGGATGCCTATGAGCGACTGGTCCGGTCTGCCCGTGAAGAACGCCGCACGCCGGTGGTTTCTGTGTCGATTGGCTGGGATGCCGCGGGCCGCACGGCGCCGATTGAGCAGGCTATGAAGCTGGGTTACATGCCGCCCAGCCAGGCCGCGCACTACCTGCCAGCGCCAGCGGCCACAGTGGACCCGGTGCTCATGTTGGCTGGCCATGGCGAGATGCCCGCCGACATGCCGCAGGCGGTTCGCGCCCGGCTGCTGGCGCTGCGCGATGAGTTGGCAAACGCCAAAGCGCAGCACGCCGCGGCGATGGCCCTGCGCGCAGAGGCCGCGGCTGCTGATTTGATCGCCCGCAAAGCACAGGCGCAAAGCATGGCCGATGAGTTCACCGCACTGATTGATGAGGCCGCAGTGTTGCGTCAGGCCGAGTGGGCCGCCGCAGGAGCGCTCGCATGACCGCCCCGACCTACACCGCAGTCAAGCCGTGCAAGAAATGCGGCACGGCTGACCGCTATGCGACAGGCGTCTGCAAAAAGTGCAAGTCAGAAAACAAACGGCGAATTCGTATGTGCAAAGGTGAGCCGGTGATTACTTGGGCCGGCAAGCAACTACTGGCCAACCTGCCCGGCGACTGTGAACAACTCATGGCCGCTTCAGGGCTGTCCCGGTGGTCGGTCAAGAAGTGGCAGGCACTTTTGCGCGAAGCAGGCCACATGCACATTGCCCGAGTTGAAAAGCGGCATGGCGGCCATGCGGAGGTGTATGCGATTGGTCCTGGACCTGGAACTGTGCCGCCTGTGGTTGTTGTGTTCGTTGCATCGTGGAGCACAAAGGCAAAAGTCCGCTGCGAATCATTGGCTGTGCAGACGATGACGAAAAGCGCGATAGCAAAGACCCGCGCCGCGTTTCCGCTTTACGCAGTGTGGGGTTGAGCATGACTTGTGCAACCTGCATCTCATGGGCCATCACAAACAGCCCAATGAAGCCCGCACACATGGCGCCCTGCGATTTAAACGTCCGATGGACCTACTTGCCGCCTCAGCACTCTTGCGAGCGTCACAAGGCGATTGAGTCGGTGATGTTCGCCAGGCGCAAGCGGTGGCTTGACCGAATCATGAAAAAACAAACAAAGGGGACGAAATGAGCGCTTATCAGCAGAAGGTTGTTATCGGGGACGCGGTTTTGTATCAGGCTGACTGTGCGGAATTGCTGCCGACGCTGGGGCGGTTTGATGCGGTGATCACTGATCCCCCGTATGGGATTGCTGACGACTATCTAAAGCCAGGAAAAACCGGGGAATGGTCGAAGTTGTACTCCGAAAAAATAGAGTGGGATTCGTTTGCTCCAAATGATGCGGTTTTGCTGTCTATTTCAATTTCAAGTAATGCAATTGTTTGGGGCGGCAACTATTTCGGATTGGCACCAAAACGCGGCTGGTTAATTTGGGACAAGATGCAAAACCATTCATCTGGCCATGCAGAATTGGCGTGGACAAATATCGATATTCCTGTTCGCTCGTTCGCATACAGCAGGGCGCAACTCGCTACAGAGCAAAAGCAACACCCAACACAAAAACCAGTCAGTTTAATGAAGTGGTGCATTGAGCTTGCTGGAAACCCGCAAACCATCATCGATCCTTTTGCTGGATCGGGCACGACCGGCGTAGCAGCCGTGCAAATGGGTCGCAAGTTCACAGGCATCGAGCGCGACCCAGCCTATTTCAAAATTGCCTGCAAGCGCATCGAGCAAGCCTACGCACAGGGGCAGCTATTCGAGCCTGAGCGCGCCAAGCAAGTCCAGGAGGCTTTGGTATGAGCGCAGCTAAAACCGACCTGGCCGACCGCTTGACGCAGCTGTCAGACAAACTACACGAAGCCGCTGACGATATGCGCGCCCTGAACCATCCCGTTCACGCCGACCAGCTGGGCAGCATGGCATCCCATGCAAGCATTTACGCGCATCAACTGCGCTCGCTGGTCAAGCTGAATGGGGTGTCGTCATGCTGATACGCGCCGGAATCCGCAGAAGGCCCGAAACCCGGCTGGGTCAGTTCTTCGCCGTCAAGTCCAAGGTCTGCCAGAACTGCAAACAGAAGTTCACGCCGGATCTGCCTGGGGCCATCGCTTGCTCTGAGCTTTGCGCCATCGCTTACGCCGTGTCCGTCAACGGCAAGGCGCGCAAGGTGGCGCAGGTCAAGGAGCGCAAGGAGACCAAGGCCGCGCTGGAGAAGTTCAAGACGCCCTCAGCGCATGAGTCTGAATGCCGGACCATCGTGCAAAAGCTCGCCCGGATCCGGGATCGCCACGATGGTTGCATTTCATGCCACATGGGCGCCGGCTACTCGGGCATGTGGCACGGCTCGCACTTTCGCCCAGCCGGGAACAACGCCGCCGTCCAGTTCCACCTTTGGAACATTCACAAAGCCTGCGCGCAATGCAACCTGTTCAAAGGCGGGAACCTGTCGGCCTACCGCCCGCGCCTGGTGGGAAAGATTGGCGCCGACCGCGTGGAATGGCTGGAGTCGCAAAACCAGCCCGTCAAGACGAATGTGGCTTACCTGATCCGCTTCAAGGCGGTGATGGGCAAGCGGCTTCGAAGAATCGAAAAACAAATTAAGGCCCAAGCATGAGCAACGTAAACGAAATCCTGGCTGAGCGCGGTTCGCGTTATGGCGTGTTCAGTGAACATGCCCGCGTTACACAGGGCATTAAAGACCGCATGAGGGACTCCAAAAACTGGAAGTTTCTTGAGGACGACATGAAGGAGTCTTTGGAAATGCTGGCTCACAAAATGGGCCGGATTCTGAACGGCGACCCCGACTATGCTGATTCTTGGGTGGATATTGCCGGGTATTCGCAGTTGATCGTCAACCGCCTTGAGGACGAGGCCGGCCTGAAAGCTGGACGGTGCGCGCTGGAGGTCAAGCTGGCCGAGGCGATGCTGGCGGACGCGGCGAGGCACGCATGAGCGACAGCAGCCTAACCCTCGAACTGCACAACAAGGCCCAGGCGTGGGCCGTCATTCGCGACCAAGCCTACCCCTTCCTGACGCGCTGGCTCAACGACAGTAAGTCGTTGGTGCTGACGATCAAGTTCAAGACGCGCACCAAGCCGCAGAACGCTCGCTATTGGGGTCAGGGCGTGCTGGCGCAGATCGCAGCGCAGGCCGCCCCGTCAGGACGGCTCTACAGCGCCGAAGCGTGGCATGAGCAGTTCAAGCGCCAGTTTATCGGGGTGATCGAGCTGCCAAACGGCCAGGTCATCGGGGAAAGCTCGGCGAAGCTGTCAACGGCCGAATTCAGCGAGTTTTGTACACAAGTCGAGGCATTCGCAGCGACGGAGCTGGGCGTTACTTTTTACGATTTAAGGACAGCATGAAAAACGACTCTAAAGCCATCCTTGACGACATTCTGAGCCGCTGCTGTCGAGGTAAAATAGGCAAGCCTGTAAAGCAGTGGAATGCAATACAGGCTCTAACCAATCAACCTGTACGAGAGGTCCTCATGGCTAAGTCAAATTTTATAGCAATCCACCCCTGCGTAAAGCGTGGGGGTAAGACGTTTTATCTCTACACGCACGCCCGGCCATGCGGAACCATCTTTTATGTCGGCAAAGGGGTGGGTGATAGGGCTAAGGACTTCTTCAATAGAAATGAGTGGCATCAGCGAATTTGTGCCAAGGTGGGTATTGAGAATATTCAAATCGGTGTTTACCCAACCTTGGACGAACGACACGCCTTGGCCGTTGAAGTGCAAATGATCGCTGCACTTAAGAAAGCCGGGTTCATCCTGTGCAACGCAACGAACGGCGGCGAGAGTGGGTCTGGCCGCGTATTCAGTGATGAGCATCGGCGCCGCTTGAGTGAAGCTGGCAAGGGCTTCAAGAAAAGCGCCGAAACACTGGCCAAGATGAGTGCTGCGAGTAAGGGGCGCGTCAAGAGTGATGCCACTAGGGCGAAGCTGGCATCTAAAACTCTTTCGGATCACCATAAGGCGGCGCTCCTAGCCGCTATTACTGGTAGGTCATGCTCCGATGAGACAAAGCGGAAGATTGGCGCGGCCAATGCAGGAAGGCCAAAATCCCCGGAGACGCTGCAAAAAATGAGTGCAGCCAGGAAAGGCGTGAAGTCCACGCCCGAGGCAATTGCCAAGCGGACGATTGGGATCAAGGCCAGCTGGGCCAGACGCAAAGCTGCCGAACTACTGGAGGCGTTATGAGGGATGACTCTAGGGATGTGCTTCGTTCGCGTTTTGACGAAATGTTACGCGCCTGGCACCGTTGGGCCAGCGGCTATCAGCATGTGGGCGGCATCAACTCCAGCCCGATGTTTCGGGGTGCCGCGCCCAACAAGACACGGGAAGATGACGATGCGGTCGATGGCGCGATTCACAACTCAACGTGTGAGGCCATTAACTTCCAGGTGTTTGAAATGTCTCCGGTGCATCGAACGATCCTGCAGCTGCACGCCCGAAACCTGAACGCAGGCGTGGCGGTGTGGTCAAGCCCAAGGCTGCCGGTTGACCCGGAGGAGCGCGCCATCATCCTCATGGAAGCCTGCAACAGCTTGACGAAACGGCTTATTTTCTGCGGAGTGATTTAAATGCTTGACAACTGCGGTAAAAGAATTTATTATTTTTGCCAGTAGGACAGCCACGTCTAAATATTGAAGCCGCCTGATGCAAGTCACGCGGCTATTTTTACGCCTGCAGCATCGGCCTCAACTACGCGGCCATGTGCCAACTTCCCGATTGCCTGCACGGCACCCATTGACCCCAATCATCGCAAAACCTGATTGCGCAGCGCAGGGGTAAGTGCGCTGTTTCTCCCACGACTGCGCCACCGTGCCATCAGGGGCGGCGCGAACGGCCACACCCAGCGCGCAAGCGTAGTCCGATGGGGGGTTAGCGCATCACACCACGACCTGACGACTCAGGGCGCCTGAAAGGGCATGGCATGACGTATTTCAATTTTCACCGCCGTATAGGTTTGACTTCTGGCTATGGCTTGCATTGGGACAATTACGGGGCCGCCAAGATTCTGACGGTCCGTTGTGGCTGGTCGGCTTTGACGATGGTTGTCCCGTTTGGCCGAAAGGCTCGACCATGACCATCAAACCCGGCACAGTGCCGAAAACTGCCAACAAGCCGCAACCTAAGGGCGGGAGCCGCAAGGGAATACCGAACAAGGCCACCGGCGAACTCAAGGCAATGATCCTGGAGGCGCTGGACAAGGCGGGCGGGGTGAACTACCTGCTGGACTGCGCACATAACGAAAAGACGCAGGGCGCGTTCCTGTCGCTGATTGGCAAGGTGCTTCCGATGACGATAGCCGGCGACGACAAGAACCCGCTGACGGCGATTGTGCGTATCGAGCGGGTCATTGTTGACCCCAAGCAGTGACCGCGCTGCAGATCCAGACGCCGCGCGTCTATGTGCCGCTGCTGGCCGATGCGCGCTACAAGGGCGCGCATGGGGGGCGGGGTTCAGGCAAGTCGCATTTCTTCGCCGAAATGCTGATTGAGGAATGCATCCGGGAAAAGACCGATGCGGTCTGCCTTCGGGAGATCCAGAAAAGTTTAAAGTTTTCAGTGAAAAAGCTGCTGGAAAACAAGATTGCCAGCATGAATGCCGGCGCGTACTTTGAAGTGCAGAACGAGCAGATCAAGAGCGCAGCGGGCGGGGTCATCATCTTTCAAGGCATGCAGGACCACACCAGCGACTCGATCAAGAGTCTGGAAGGCTTCAAGATCGCGTGGTTTGAGGAGGCGCAAACGGCCAGCCAGCGCAGTTTAGATTTATTGCGTCCGACGATACGGGCGCCAGGCTCGCAGATTTGGGCCACCTGGAACCCGCGCTTTGCGACCGACCCGATCGACCAGCTGCTTAGAGGCCCGACACCGCCGCCCAGTGCAATTGTGGTCGAGGCCAACTACGCCGATAACCCGTGGCTGCCTGACGAGCTGACGGAGGAGATGGAATACGACAAGCGCCGCGACCCGGACAAGTACGCGCATATCTGGCTGGGCAAGTACCAAAGCAACACCAGCAGCCGGGTTTTCAAGAACTGGACGATTGAGGAATTTGAGGTCGATCCGGCCGCTTTGATTCGCCAGGGGGCGGATTGGGGGTTTAGCGTCGATCCGACGGTTCTGGTTCAGGCCTACATCGTGGGCAGGAGGCTTTACATCCCGTATGAAGCGTACCGCGTCGGCTGCGAGATTGTCGATACGCCGGATTTGTTCATGAGCCTGCCGGATGCCGAGAAGTGGCCGATGGTGGCCGACAGCGCCCGGCCGGAAACCATCAGCCACCTGCGCAAGAACGGCTTTCCGAAGATCACCAGCGCCATCAAGGGGCCGAAGTCGGTCGAGGAAGGCGTCGGGTTCCTGCAGGGCTTTGACATCGTGGTGCATCCACGGTGCAAGCACACGATTGACGAATTGACGCTGTACAGCTACAAGACCGACCCGCTGGACGAGTCGAAGGTGCTGCCGGTGTTGGCCGACAAAGACAACCATGTGATTGATGCGCTGCGCTACGCCATGGAAGGCGCAAGGCGCGCCCGGCCTGCGGCTGACCGCACAGTGCACGAAAAAAAGTACAACCACGCGCAAGGCGCCGGGGGATGGATGGCATGAAAGTTGATTATGAAAATGAACATTCAAGCTGCATGGTGTTGAAGCGTGAGTTTCTGCCCGTGGGTGCGTTTGAGCTTCACGACCTGCAAACCGAGGAAGACTTTAGAGGCCAGGGCTGCGCCACCGAACTGCTGCAGCAAGTCTGCCACGACGCCGACATTGAAGGCGCTGTGCTGGTGCTGTCGTCTGCCAGCGAAGCCCTGCACGCCTTTTACCAGCGCTTTGGCTTTTCCGCGATCCAACCGCGCCCGGCGCTCATGGCGCGCATGCCGCAAATTTACAAAGTCAAAATGAACCCTATTTCCTCCGCTGCTTTCAGCGTGCTGCATGGCCGATAAGCCGTCCATTGTCGAGACCGCCAAGGCCCGCTACCGGCGCGCCAGGGACGCCTACGGCACGCTGCGCCAGCAGGCCATTGCGGACACGAAATTCGTCATGGGCGACAGCGAAAACCGCTGGCAGTGGCCGGATGACGTGTATGAAAAGCGCTCGGCGGTCAGCGGCAAGCCCTGCCTGACGATCAACATCACGGCGCAGCACTGCAACCAGATCATCAACTCCATCCGCCAGAACCGCCCGAGTGCGAAAGTCTCGCCGGTCGATGGCGATGGCGACAAAAAGACCGCGCTGATTCTGGGCGGGATGCTGCGCGCCATCCAGAGCTACAGCAATGCCGACACCGCCCACGACACGGCCGCTGAGCACTCGGTTTACGGCGGCGAAGGGTATTGGCGCATCCTCACCGAATACGAGACCCCTGAGTCGTTTGACCAGATTATCACCATCAAGCCGCTGGTCAATCCGCAGCTGGTTTACATCGACCCGGACGCCATCGAGCCCGACCGATCGGATGCCAAATGGGGGTTTATCTTTGAGGACCTGAGCAAAGAGCAGGCCGCCGAAGAGCATCCCGACATGGACGCATCGAGCTGGGTTGAGGATGATTCAGGCTGGGTGGGCAAGGATTCGATCCGCCGCGCTGAATACTTCTGGTGCGAGTCCGAAGCCGACACGCTGCTGAAACTGGCCGATGGCTCAATTTCATTGGCCTCCAAGCTGCCCAAGGGTGTCAAGGTCATGGGCAACTACCTGGTCAAGCCAGACGGCGGCCAGATTGAGATTGTTGCGCAGCGCGAGACCAGCCGCAAAGTCTGGTACTGGTGCAAGCTGCTGGGGGGCGATGCCAAGCCGATTGAAAAGCGCGTCTGGCCCGGCCAGTACCTGCCGATCATTACCGTGGTGGGCAAGGAAGTGAACGTCAATGGCGAGATCGTGCGCAAAGGCGTTGTCCGCGACCTGAAGGACTCGGGCCGCATGGTCAACTACAGCTATTCGGCTGCGGTTGAAACCGTGGCGCTGCAGAACAAAGTGCCTTACCTTGCGTCGGCCGAGTCCATTGAGGGATTCGAATCCATTTGGGGTGCGGCGAACATGGAAAACCGCGCCTACCTGCCGTACAACGCATTGGATGCAGACGGCAATGCGCTGCAGATGCCATCGCGCCAGGCGCCCGCCACGATGGCCACGGCCCAGGTGCAGATGCTGCAATTGTCGGTCGAGCAGATGCGCGCCAGTTCTGGCCAGCAAAATGCCAATTTTGGCATCCGCAGCGAAGCGCAAAGCGGGGTCGGTATTCAACGGCTCAAAGCCCAGGGCGAGATTGCCACCTTTCACTTTCCCGACAACCTGGCGCGCGCGCTGGGCTACGAGGCCAAAGTGATTCTGGACCTGATCCCTAAGCTGTATGACACCAAGCGCATCGTCCGTGTGCTGGGCCTTGATGGCAAGCAGACCGCCGCCATGCTGGACCCCGACATGGACGCGGCGCATCAGGAAACCCAGGACGAGGCCATTGAGGCGGCTTTTAACCCGCTGGTGGGCCGCTATGACGTGTCCATCGACACCGGCCCGAGTTACCAGACCCAGCGCCAGGAAAGCGCCGATGCGCTCACCAGCCTGACCAAATCCATGCCGCACCTGAACGATGTGGCGGCGGATTTGGTGGTGCGCTCCTACGACTTCCCGATGGCCGAAGAAATCGCAACCCGGCTGGAAAAGGCCCTGCCGCCTGGCTTGAAAGAGCAGAAGGGCCAGGCCGCCATCCCGCCAGAAGCGCAGCAAGCCATGGCGCAAATGAAGCAGCAGATGGCGCAAATGGGCGAAGCGCTGGGCAAGGCCGGCGACGAGGTGGACAAGCTGGAAGCCGACCACGAAGCCGCCGAACATGCCAACCGCATTGCGTCCGAAGGCCGGGAGGTGGACCGCTTCAAGGCCGAAACCGAACGGCTCAAGCTGGTCATGCCGTTTCTCAATCAAAAGTCACTGCAGGAGCTGGCCGCCAGCGTGGGCCTGCAAGCGCGCAGCACGCCTGACATTGCCACCGGGCCGCAGCCGCAAGAGCCAGAAGCTGCGCAGGAGGCCATGGAGCCGCTGCCCGAGATCGCAGAGCCGCCCGGCATAGCCGAGCCACAACCACCCGAACAAGCGCCCGACCAAGGCGCTTTTTCTTTGCCTGAACCGATTCCGGCGTAACGCCACCCGCTACCCGTTGCGTCTAACGGGGTCGAGCCGCCAGGCTTTCACACGATGACCATTGACACGCAAGAACTTGATGCGGGCTTGCCCGCGCCCGTCGCACCTGATGACGTTAACCCAGGGCTGACCACGCCAGCGGGCACTGCGCCTGCCGGGGAAGTGGATGAATCCAAGCAGGATGAGCCGGCCAAGACCTTCACGCAAGCGGAAGTTGACGCATTGGTTCAAAAACGGCTCTTGAAGGAAGAACGCCGGGTGCACCGCCGGGTCGAGCAGCAGATGCGCGAGCAGACTGAGGCACAGACCCGCGAGATTGCGCCAAAGCGTGACGAATTCAGGGACGATGACGCGTATTTCCAGGCCCAGATCGAGCACCTGGCCGAGAAAAAAGCCGCCGAAAAGCTGCAGCAGCGCGAACAAGCCACCGAAGCCACCCGGCGAAGCGAAAGCTTCATCGAAAAGGCCGAGAAAGCCAGCGAGCGCTACCCGGATTTTCAGTCGGTGGTCAGTAACCCTGCGCTGCGCATCAACGACGAGATGGCCGAGTTCATTTCCGAGTCCGATGCCGGCGCGGACCTGGCGTATTTTCTGGGCAAGAACCCGACCAAAGCCGCCGAAATCGCCGGCCTGTCTCCCATGAAGGCTGCGCGCGAGCTGACCCGCATTGAAAGCGAGCTGCCCGCCCGTCCGTCTGTCAAGACCTCCAGCGCGCCCGCGCCAATCAGCCCGATTGGCAACCGGGGCAGCGCCAGCCCGACCATCGCAAACGCTGACTTCTCGGAGTACAAAAAACTCCGGGCGGCCCAGGGCGCGCGCTGGTCACGTTAACCATTTTTTGAAAGTCCCTCATGAGCAATATTCTTGTCACCAATGCCATCGTCGCCAAAGAAGCGCTGGCCATCCTGCAAAACATGGTCGGCTTCGCGAAGAACGTGAACCGCGACTTTGAAAGCGAATTCACCGGCAACCAAGGCCGTGGCTACTCGCCCGGCCAGACCATCAACATCAAGAAGCCGCCGCGCTACACCTACCGCGCCGGCCGCGTGGCAGCGCCGCAAGCCACGGTGGAAACCAGCCTGCCCATCACCTTGTCACAAGGCGGCGCGGACCTGAATTTCTCCAACTTTGAAAAGACCGTCAGCCTGCAGCAATTCGAGCGCAAGATGCAGGCCGCTGTCGTGGCTGTGGTCAACGAGATCGACCGCCAAGGCCTGGACATGGCGCGCCGAACGACCGCCAACGCCGTGGGCACGCCCGGCACCCTGCCATCGACTCAGGCCGCCGCCTATGCGCTGCTGACCGGCGCGAACCAAAAACTCGACGAGATGGCCGCGCCCCGTGATGGCCAGCGCTCCTTGATCGTCAACCCGGCCATGAACGGCTCGCTGCTGCAAGGCTTTGGCGGCCTGTTCAACCCCGGCGCGCCGGTATCGAAGGGCTACACCTCGGGCATGTTCCAGAACGCCTTTGGACTGGATGTGTCGATGGACCAGAACGTCGCGCGCCACGTCAACGGCACCGCAGTCGCCGGCACCAACACCGTGTCGGGCGCGGGCCAATCCGGCTCGGCGCTGACCACTGCCGCGCTGAACGGCACGCTCACCGTGGGAACGGTGTTCACCGTCGCCGGCGTCAATGCGGTCAACCCGCAATCACGTCAGGACACCGGCAGCTTGCAACAGTTCGTGGTCACCGCCCCTGCTGCCGCGTCGGCCACCTCGGTCGCCATCTTCCCGGCCATCGTGACCTCGGGCGCCTTCCAGACCGTGACCGCTTCACCCGCCAACGGCGCGGCCATCACCATCCTGGGCGCTGCTTCGGCCGCCTATGACAGCAATGTGATTTACCACCGCGACGCGTTCACGCTGGCGATGGTGCCCATGGCTGAGCCCGACGCCGGCACCGGCGCCAAGGTCACGCAAATGAGCGATGACGGCTTTTCTGTGAAGGTCACGACCTTCTACGACGGCGTGAACGACAACAACATCATGCGCCTGGATGTGCTGTTTGGCTGGGCCGCCCCGTATGGCGAACTGGCTTGCAAGGTCGTCGCCTAAGCACCCGAACCCGCTTCGGCGGGCTCCCTTCCTTTTTTGAAAGCTCCATCATGATTCTCCTTTTCCGTGCGTATGACGCCTACCCCACCGGCACCATTGTCCAGCTGCCCACTTCTGTTGAAGCCGCACTGGTGGCCCAGGGACTGGCCACGTTCAGCGCTGGGCCAGTCACGCCTGGCGCTGTCAATGTGGGCAACCAAGTGGCGGGCCGCGTCGGTATTGCCGCTGCTGGCATCAGTGTGGTCATCAGTTCGCCCGGCATCACGGCTGAAACCAAGGTCAATGCGGTGATTGCCCAGGCCGCCGCTGACACCACCGCCCTGTACGTGGCCCGCGCCCTGTGCGCGGCCGGCTCCGTGACGCTGTACCTCAATGCGGCCGCGACTGCCGCCGTGGCCATTGATTGGTACTTGGTGAACCCGTCTGGCCTGACCCCAAAGAACTAACACCAATCGCTCCCGCCTCGGCGGGGGCTTTTCCCTGAGATTTTCCCCATGTTCCAAGAATTCCCCAAATGCCTTTATCAAGGCGGCGCGGTCGATGCCGCCTTTTGTATGGTCCTCGACCCGCAAGAAGAAGCCCAGGCACGCCAGGAAGGCTTTGCCATGGCCGGCGAGTCGCAAGCAAAAGCCAAACCCTCACGCAAAGCAAAGGCGCTGTAAATGGCCACTGTCCTCCTTCCCACGGCGCCCGCCGTCACCGCCCTGATGCTGATTGACCGCGCCTATGCCCTGCTGGGCTACAAAGCGGCCGGCGAAGCGCTGAGCGCCGACGATGCCGACTACGGCCTGCAGGCGCTGAACGCGATGCTCGACGGCTGGAACACGCAACCCCTGTCGATTGTCTCGGTCGGTGAGGTCGTGGGCAATGTGTCGGGCATCTCGGCGACGGTCGGCCCCGGCCTGGACTTTGACACGCCGCGCCCGGTGCGCGTCGAAAACGGCGCGTTTTCCCGCGTCAACGGCATCGACTACCCGGTGCAGTGGATCGACCGCGAAACCTACGCAGCGATTGCCCTGAAAGCCGTCGGCAGCCAGTTCCCGCAATACGCCTATTACGACGCGAACCAGCCCACGGCCACGGTGTATTTCTACCCCGTGCCGCCTGCCGGCCTGGAGTTCCACCTGCCGGTGCAGACGCAGTTCGCCGCGTTCGAGTCGGTCGCGCAGGAGGTCAGCCTGGCACCCGGCTACCGCAAGGCCATCGAGTACAGCCTGGCCGAAGAACTCGCGCCGGGCATCAAGGAGTTGCCGCTGGCGGTGATGCGCGCGGCGGCCAATGCGCGCCGGGCGATGCGCCGCACGAATGTCAGTGTGCCGTTGCTCGACAGCGGCATTGAAAACGCCCGCTTCAACGTGTACAGCGGCCTGTGAAAACAAAATTGCCTTTTGTGGGTCCGGCCTACACCGCGCGCAGCCTGAACGTGGACGCGCAGAAAAGCGTCAACTGCTTTCTGGAGCTGGACAACGCCAGCCCGCGCGCCCCGGTGGCGCTCTACGGCACGCCCGGCACGGTGCGCAAGTTCACGCTGCCCACGGGGCCGGTGCGCGCGGGATGGAAAGAAGGCGCGTATTCCTGGTGGGTGGCGGGCAATACCGTTTACCGCGTCGATGCGGCCTTTGCCATTCTGGCCATCGGCACCCTCGGCACGGCCACCGGTGAGGTCGGCATGTGCTCGAACGGCCAGCAGGTCTTGATCGTGGACGGCGTGGGTGGCTGGATCATCAACACGGCGACTTCGACCCTGACGCGCATCACCTCGGACGGCTTTCCGTCCGGCGTGAAGCGCGCGACTTACCAAGATGGTTACTTCATCGTCACCGGCCAGCCGGGCAGTCAATCGTTCTGGATCAACCAGACGCCTTACATTGGCACCATTTGGGACGCGCTCGACTTTGCCAGCGCCGAAGGCTCGCCGGACAACACCATTGGATTGATCTCGGACCACCGCGAGCTGTGGCTGTTTGGCGAACTGAGCGCCGAAGTCTGGATCAATACCGGCTCGCTGGACTTTCCTTTCCAGCGTTCGGGCAACACCTTCATTGAACACGGCTGCGCGGCGGCCGGCACCATCAGCAAGGCTGACAACACCGTCTTTTGGCTGGGCGCCGACGACAAGGGTTCAGGTATCGTCTGGCGCGCCGCCGGCTACACGCCGACCCGCATCAGCACGCACGCACTCGAACACGCGCTGGCCGGCTATGTCATCAATGATGCCTTTGCCTTCACCTACCAGCAGGAAGGCCACATTTTCTACGTCCTGACGTTCCCGACCGCGCAGAAAACCTGGGTCTATGACGCCAGCACGCAAGCCTGGCACGAACGCGCCTGGCTCAACCCGCTGACGGGCGCGCTGAGCCGCTGGCGGGCCAATTGCAGCGTCTTTTTCGCTGGCCTGCACCTGGTGGGTGACTTTGAAAGCGGCGCGGTCTATGCGCTGGATTTGGACACCTTCACCGATGACGGCGGGCCAATCAAGCGGATTCGCGCCACGGCGACCACCGAAGGGCTGCAAAACCGGCTGTTTTATGCCAGCCTGCAAATTGACATGGAAACCGGCGTCGGCACGGCCACCGGGCAGGGGCAAGAGCCGCGCCTGATGCTGCGCTACTCAAACGACGGCGGCCACACCTGGAGCAACGAAAAGAGCGCCAGTGCGGGCAGGGCCGGCGAGTACGACGCGCGGGCGAAGTTCAACCGGCTCGGCTCGGGCCGGAACCGCGTGTGGGAACTCAGCTTTACCGATCCCTGCAAGTTTGCCATTCTGGGTGCGGTGGTTGAAGGCGAGCCGGGGACCGCATGACCGTCCTGAACCTTTCCACCCGCATCCGCTTTGTCAACGAGGACGGTACGCTGACCTCGGAGGCCTACCGCTCGCTGGCAGAAATCATCAGCCGCACGGGCGGCACGATGGGCAGTGTGGGTGGTGACACGTTCGTCACGAACAACGATTTGTCCAGCGTGCAAGGCCAGTCCAGCGCCGGCGGCGACCTGGGCGGTGATGTGGCGGGCGCGATGGAAGTCCCCTCCGTCAGCGACATGACCCCCCAGCCTGTCGAGGCACCAATGCTGCTGGAGACAACCCCCCAGCCGGCCAGCGTGTCGGCCCTAGACGAGATGGTGCTGCAGCCGGCCTCGGAATTGCGTTTTGTGGACCTGCCGCAAGCGACAACCGCCCAGGCGCCGGCCTACAAAAAAGGCCGCTTGTACTTTGACACCACGCTGAACAAGGCGCGCATTGGCGGCGCCACGGCTTACGAAACCATCACCTCTACTTAAGGCGCCCATGCAACGACTCCCCAAACGACTGATTGACGGCGTGCAGCTGACCGCTACCGCCGCCGCTTACTTCACCACGCCCGACAACAGCCTGACGACCATCAGCGCGGCCAGCGTGACCAACACCACGGCCACGCCGCGCACCGTCACTGTGCATCTGGTGCCCTCGGGCGGCACGGCCGGCGTCGGCAATGTCGTCTGTTCGGGCCGGGTGGTGGCGCCCGGCGAAACCTTCAACGTGTCCGGCGCGATTGGCCAGACGCTGGCGGCAGGCGGCATGATCCAGGCGCTGAGCGATGCGGCCACGGCGCTGACGCTGGTGGCGTCAGGCTACATCACCGTGCCATGATCGTTAGCTACGGTCCCGGCCTCAAGCCACACGCCACCCAGCGCCAGAAGGCTGAACGGCTGGAGGCAGCGATGCTGGCCCTGCCGCAAGCGGATTGCCCGGTGCGCCACTACTTCGCGCCCGGCCTGTATGCGCGCGAAATGAGCATTCCCAAGGGCGTGACCGTCACCGGGGCGGTGCACAAGACCGAACACCTGATTGTCGTCAGCCTGGGCCGGCTGCGCGTCAGCACCGAAGGCGGCTGGCGCGATGTGGCGGCGGGTGAAACCCTCACCTGTGTGCCGGGCATGAAAAACGCCGTGCATGCGCTGGAAGATTCGCGCTGGACGAACTTCCTGCCGAACCCGGACAACTGCACCGACACCGACCGGCTGACCGAACGGTTCACCGAGTCGAAGGCCTGCGAGCTGCTGGGTGGCGCAAATAACAAGCAATTGCTGGCCCATGTGGCAGCGGAAAGAATCGAGGCTTAGTATGGCATTTGGACTATCAGCAGGGGCCATTGGCCTGATTGGTGCCGGCGCGGGGTTGGTTGGCGGTGCCATGTCAGCCGGCGCCGCCCGTGATGCAGCCGGTGCGCAAGCCGGCGCAGCCGCTGCCAGCGATGCGACGCAGCGCTACCAGTACGACACGACCCGCGCCGACAATGCGCCTTTTCGGGAGACCGGGCTGCAAGCGAACAACCGGCTGGCCTACCTGATGGGCCTGGGCGGCTCGGGTGGTGCTTCAAGTGGCGGCACAGCGGGCGGCGGCTATCCTGCTTCGGCGCCCATCCGCAACCCGTCGCCGGCGCAGTACACCACGCCGGGCAGCAATGTCGATGCTGAGTTGGCCAGGTATGGGCTGACCCGCCAGATGATTGCGGAGATGGACCACCCTGAGACTTACGCCAGCTTGTTGGCGGGCACGCCGGCAAGTGCCAACGCGCCCGGGTCAATGGGTGAGGCGGATAGAACCTTCACCATTGACCCGGTGCGAAGCGGCCAGCAGTTCACGAAAACCGCACCAGCGGATGATCCGTCCTTTGGCTCGCTGACACGCCGTTTCAGCGCGTCTGACATGGCCGCCGACCCGGTGTATAACTCCGGCCTGCAGTTCGGGCTGGACCAGGGCACGCAGGGCATCAACCGCCAGGCAGCGGCGGGCGGCTCGATGCTGTCCGGCGCCACGCTCAAGGCCTTGACCCGGTTCGGCAACGACTACGGCAGCACCAAGGCGAACGAGTCTTACAACCGCTTCAACACCGACCAGAATTCGCAATACAACAAGCTGGCCGGCCTAAGCGGTGCGGGCCAGCAGGCAACCAACCAGGTCAGCGCGGCCGGCCAGAACATGGCGAACAACATCAGTCAGTCGCAGCAGGGCGTGGGCAACGCGCGCGGCTCGGCTTACCTGTCACAAGGCAATGCCTGGCAGAACGCGCTCAATGGCGGCGTGTCGGCCTTGCGCAATGGCATGGGCGGCGGCAACAGCCTGTATGGCGGCTCGGGTATGTCGGGCGGCGGCGGCTTTGGTACCGGCTCGGCCTTTGGCAATCAAGACTACGGCATCAATTTCTAAAGGCACCCATGGCTATTGATTCGAGTATTTACCAGTTGGCCGGCCGGGGCGTCAAGTCCGTGGCCGACTACGACAACGAAGCGGCGCAGGCCCAGCAAAACAAGCTGGCCCTGATGATGGGCGGCATGAAGATGGACGAGGCCAAGCGCGGAATTGCCGACCAGAACACCCTGCGCGGCGTCTATGCGCAGTTCGGCAGCGACACGGCAGCCAACACCAATGCGCTGTACGGGGCAGGGCTGGGCAAAGAGGCCGGCGCTTACGCCAAGTCGGCGCAGGACATGGCCAAAGACAAGGCCGACACCCAAAAGACGCAGATGGCCAACACCATGCAAAAGCTGGCGCTGGGCAGCCAACTGCTGGGCGGGGTGACGGACCAGGCCAGCTATGACGCGGCGCGGCAAACAGCGCAGGCCAGCGGGCTCGACGTGTCACGCATGCCGCCCGCCTACGATCCGACGTTTGTTGCGCAAAAGCTCAAAGAGGGCCAGACGGTCAAGGAGCAGTTCGACCAGCACTGGAAAGCCATGGAATACAGCTCGCCGAACGCCAATGCGGTGCTGGCGGCAAAGACCTCGACGGACAACAACAACAACAGCAACGCCACCAGCCGGGCAAACAATTCCGCCTCGGTGGGCGCTACGATGCGCGGCCAGAACATGACCGACGCGCGCAGCCGCGACACCATTGCATCCACCATGACAAAGCCGTTTGAAGTCACCGGGCCGGACGGTACGCCGGTGCTGGTGCGCCAGGACAAGCAGGGCAACATCAGCCGGGTGGAGGGGTTCGGGCCAAAAGCGGGCAGCGACAAACCGATGACGGACGGGCAAAGCAAGGCGGCGCTGTTTGGCTCCCGCATGGAGGCGGCCGACAAGATACTGGGCACGCTGGCGGGACAGGGCACGCAAACCTCGATCCCCGGCGCAAAGGCGGGCTACGGCATCGGCTCAATGGTCAACATGGCCAGTTCCGGCGCGCAGCAGCAGCTCGAACAGGCCAAGCGCGACTTTGTGAATGCCGTGCTGCGCCGGGAGTCGGGCGCGGTGATTGCTGATTCTGAATTCGCCAATGCCGACAAGCAGTATTTTCCGCAGGTCGGCGACTCGGCGGCGGTGATTGCCCAAAAGGCCAGCAACCGGGCGATTGCCACACGCGGTATTCAGGCCGAAGTGCCCAAGGCACAGCGTGGCGTCATCAAAAGCATCATCAACGGGGATGCGGCGCCTAACATCGATTCCCTGCTGGACAAGTACAAATAATGGCCACACTCGAACAACTCTCGGCGGCGCTGGTGAAGGCCGACGCGGCGGGCAATGCCTCGGACGCCAAAGCCTTTGCCGACGAAATCCGCAAGATGCGCGGCGCGGCACCTGAACCCAAAGCGCCGGGCATGCTGTCGAGCATCGGCCAGGGTATCGGCAACCTGGCGGCCGGTGCGGTGCGCGGCGCGGGCTCCATCGGCGCCACGCTGCTGACGCCTTACGACCTGGCCATGGGCAACACCCAAAGCCTGGGCAACCCGGAACGCCGCGCCGGCATGGATGGCGGCTTGCAGTCGCTGGGCGCTGAAACTGACTCCTGGACGTACAAGGGCGGCAAGTTGGCTGGCGAGATTGCCGGCACGGCCGGCGCGGGCGGTGCGCTGGCGCAAGGTGTGGCACGGGTGGCGCCTGTCGCGGCGCAAGCACCACGGGCGGCGCAAGCGCTCGAAGCCCTGCGCACGGGCGGCTTTTCGCTGGGCGGCACGGCGGCCACGACGCTGGGCGGCAAGGCGGCGGAGGTCGGTGTGCGCGCGGCGGGCGGTGCGGTGTCGGGCGGTGCGCAGGCGGGCGCCATTGACCCCAGTGAGGCGGCCTTGGGCGCGGCGATTGGCGGCGCTTTTCCGCTGCTGGTCAAGTCGGCGGGCAGTGTCGCGGGCGGCCTGGGCGACCTGGTGAAATACGTGAAGAACCCGGGCGACCGGGCGCTGGCCAACAAGCTGGCGCAGTCGCTGGGCATGACGCCTGAACAACTCTCGGCGGCGGTGACGCAGCCAGGGCCGGGCATGATTCCCGGCTACCAGGCGACGGTGCCGCAAATCCTGCAAAACCCGGTGGCCAGCCAGTTGCAGCGCACGCTCAAGACGGCTGGCGCCAATGCCCTGGGCGATGCGGAAAAAGTGCAGCAGGGCCAGTTCAGGCAGGCTATTGACCGCGTGGCGCCGGTGGACCTGACGGTGCAGGACGCAGCCGCGCGGGCCGGTGGCTCGATCCAGGGCTATGCCGGGCCGGCGCGCGCGCAGGCGTCCAAGCAGGTCAGTGCGCTGTTTGAGTCGGTCGATCCGTTTGACCAGTCGGCGCTGCACCTGCCGATTGACCAGATGCAGGCGGCGTCGGCCAAATACCTGGGCGCCGGCACGTTCGGCACCGGCTCCAAAGCCGACGCCGCCATCAATACAGCCAAGCAGGTCGGTACGCAGACACTGCCGGCCATCAAGGCGATTCCGCAATCGGCCGGGCAGACGCAATCGCTAGAACAAGCGGTGCGCAGCCAGGGCGGCATCCGTCCGGGTGAGTACCTGGGCCGTGAAATCTCGGAGCTGGGGCGCAAGCAGCCCAAGACCACCGGGCTGGTGGCGAAAACCGGCCGCGACATTGAAGCCATGGCGACCACCATGTATGAGCGCGGTTTCATCTCCGACAACGACCCGGCCACGCTGCTGGACATGCTGCGCAACGGCGGCGGGCGCGGGGTGTATGCCGCTGACCATGTGGAGGCCGGCTTTCAGCGCATGGCCGACAATGCGGCGGGTGACCTGCCGGGCGCCGAAACCATCAGCAAGGCGGTGCCGTTTCGCACCGTGCAAAACCTGCGTTCGAGCATGGGTGAGGCGGCGCAGCAGGCCGAAGCCAAGGGCGCGAACAAAGAGGCGGCGGCCTTAAAACAGATGGTCAAGGCCATTGACGACAAGATCAACCAGACGGCCCAAGGCGGCGCGGGGCCAGGCGAGTATTTTGAACAAGACATGGTGGACACCTACCGCCAGGCGCTCAAGGCTCACGCCGACAAGATGCAGAAGTTTGACACCGGCCCGCAAATTGGTATGTTCCGCCAGGGCGGTGACGGCCAGGCATCCGTCCAGGGCGCGGAGATCCCCGGCAAGTTTTTCAGTGGCCGGCGCTCGCAGGTCGAGGATATGAATGCCCTGCAGCGCCTGGTCGGCGACCAGCCGGCCATCCTGGGCGACATGAAGCGCTACGCCACCACCGAAGGCATGGGCACCGCCAACGTGGCCGGCGACCTGACCAGCAAGTACGGCAAGTGGCTCGATGCCCGATCGGGTGCCCGGCGCGGCCTGTTCAGTGCGCAGGAAAACGCCACGCTCGAAGAAGTCGGCAAGGCGGTGGACAGCAGCATCAATGCCGAAAGCCTGGGGCGCGTCAGCGGCTCGGACACGGCGCAAAAGCTCGAAGCGCTGAACAACCTGGGATTGCTGGATAACAAGCTGGTGAACATCCTGGCCACGCGGATTCCAGGGGTGGGCGCCTTCACTGCGCCCATGCTCAATTCACTCAAAGAAACGGCCGGCCAGACGCGCAACAACGCCCTGTCCAAGCTGCTGGCGAGTCCGCAAGACTTGGCGCAAGCGCTCAAGCCCGGCACGGCGCAAAGCAATGCGCTGGTGAATTTCATGAACAAAAGCGGCCAGATTGGCGCGCGCGTGGCGCCGGCTATCGCCGTCCAGTAGCGTGTAACCAGAATTTGTAAATGAAAGCGGCGGCGCAAACAATGCCAACTTTCCACATCATGTATTCAGTGAAGTCCATCTAGTTCCTTTTTGTAACTCCCGCAACTGTAAGCCCTGTCGAGCGATTCGTCAGGGCTTTTTTCATTTCAGAAGGCCAATTTATGCCCGGTGTAATAGCTACCATCCCTAAGCTGCAGTTTTCCAGCCTGACCGGCGCCCCGTTGGCGGGCGGCACGCTTGACGTTTATCTGGCGGGCACCACCACGCGCGCGACCACCTGGCAGGACTCGGCGCTGAGCTCCGCCAACACCAACCCGGTCGTTCTCGACTCACGCGGCGCCTGTGTCATCTGGCTCAATTCGACAACAGCCTACAAGCTGGTGCTGAAAAATTCGGCCGGCGTGTCGCAGTGGACGCAGGACAATATCGTGGGTGGCGGCGTCAGTGGGGCCATTGAACTGGCCGCTGCCGCCATTGAAGCGGCCCGCACGGAGTCAGCCGCCAGCGCCGCCGCTGCCCTGGCCACGCAAACCGCCATCAACGACATTTACTACGGCGCCCGCAGCAGCGACCCGGCGACCAAGCCAAGCGGTGCGGCTCGGGCGGTGGGCGATGAGTATTTCAATACTTCGGCGGGATTGCTCAAGCGCTGGAATGGCGCGGGCTGGCAAGCGAGCGATATTTCTACGGCGAATCTGGCGGCGGCGGGTGGCGTGCTACTGGTAGGCAATGCAACAGACAAACGCGACCTGGCGGCCACTGGGGGCGCGGTGCTGATCGGAAACAAGCGCGCCATAGCCAGCGCGGCCACGCTGACCCTTGCCGGGTGGGTTGAGTCGCAGACCTACTGCACCGCCGATTTTGCCGGAATTGTGTCAAATGGCACGGGCGACAACCAGGCAGCGCTGTCCACCATCATCGGCTTGCTGCCCATCGGCGCCCGCCTGCGCGTCAAGGGCGTGGTGCGCATTGCTACACCCTTGAGCATCGCCCGGCGGGTCAGCTTATGGTGCGATGGTGCGGACGATGCGCTGCTGGTCGATGTGGGTGTCGGCAACGATGGCATCACCTACACCGGCCCGGCTGCTGGACTCAATGGCCTGGATGTGCAGCTCAACGTTTATGGCCCGGCCAATGCCTGCAAAAACGCCGTGGTGCTGGACCGCGTGGACCGCTCGAAAGTGTTTTTAAACGTTCGGGCCGGGGCGGCTCAATATTCTGCCGTTTACAGGGGGTGCCTGATAAACCGTCTGCACCTCGAATCGACGGTGAACTACCTACCCCCAGGCGCAGCAGTCGGGATGGCGGTCGATCACTTGCTGATCGAGAAAAATACCGCGTTTGCTGTTGCCACCAATGCGAATGACATTTGGGTCAACTTGGAAGGTGCACGGCACGGCATTGTTGGAACCGCGCAGCCGGGGGAAGGCAACAACACCTACCGGGGAACCATTGAAGGTTTGTCGGGCCGACCTTTTGTGATGGGTAATTGTTTGGGTGCGTCTATTTGCGACATCCATCTGGAAGCCAATGCGCTTGCGGGCACATTTGCCAATTGCGAAAATATGCGGGTTGGTCCCGCCGTCACGAACTCCAGCACCACGCCCCTGGCGTTTGCCACCTGCTTCGGCACCACAGTCGATGGCTACTTTGGCAAGCTGGACTTTGATCCGGCCTGCGTCGGAACGCGCCTGGGACAGTTGTTCGTCATCGCCCGAGAAGATATTACCTGCAACGACGCCAGTGCGGAAAGCTTTGGCTCGGTCATTGTGTCGGGAGCCTCAAGCGTGCCCCTGGATTCGGCAGGCTCGGCGCAGCTAGAGAATATATTTGTTAACCCTTACCTGGACATTTGGAGCAACGGCCCTTCGGCTGCGCCCGATGGCGTGGCGCTGGTGGGGGCAACAGCGACGCGCAGCGTAAGCGGGCCATTCGAAGGCAACCCGGCCAAAGTGCTGGCCGTTGTCAGCGTGACCGGCACCACGATTGCGGATGGTGCCAACATGACACCAACCGCCCCACACAACCCGGCCAGCGGCGCCGGGTTTGTCTCTTTTGCCGTGCCGATCTTTGTCCCTGCAGGTCAGCCCAACGTGCGGGTGTACCTGTTCAATGGCTCGGCCTACAACTTTGTGTCCGATGTGACGGCAAAAGGCGGCTGGGTGGTGGTACGGGGTTCTGCTCCTGTGGTGGCGGGCAATGCGTTTTATGTCGCGCTGCGCTGCTTCAACGGAACGGCTTTTGTCGCCGGCTCATTTTCTGTCGGTGGCTGCACGATCACCAAAGGGTTTCGGGCACCTAAGTTTCTAGCCGACCACGGCGCACGGTCCGGCTTTATTGTTTCTTCCGTCGGCTTTGTGCCGGCCTTCTTGGGTCAGCGCGCCTACCTGGTTGCAACAGGCAAGTGGTACATGGCCGGTGGCACGGCAACTGCGGCCGACTGGCTGCTGCTGAACTGATGCCCATGACGCAAAGCACACAACACCCCGGCACACGGGTAGCCATGGACTTTACTTTACCCAAGAGGAAAGCATGAGCGACCCCAACCACGACCACGCCATCCGCATTGCCCTTTTAGAGCAATCCATGGCGGGCATTAAAA